CCGATTGCCATAACCATAAGCACGCCCGAAGTATTGGGCTTCAGGACTTTGTAACACCAGTATAAGGAGGATATATATGGACCCGTTTGTTTTGGGAAGAAAGCTAGATTACTTGCATGGATTGACTAAAACATTTCAGGCTGTACCAACAACAGGGATTATGGCTGATATCGCAGCACGAATGCAGCGTGTATGCGACAGCATTGAACAGGACCTATTGATTGGTAAGGGGATGAAAGACATCGAACCGGCTGGCCTGGTTGCTTCACATGATCGATCAGTTATTCGCAATGCATTGAACGACCGTTTGAGACTGGCGGAGAAATCGAACAGACCGGATGAGAAACCATACATCGAGCAACTTGAACGGCTTATACATCTATTCGAGTGATCCCCCCCGGGGGTCATTTTTGTTTTCAATTATCGGGGTACCGTAGAGGGGAGATTGAATTTTACTCGCGGGCAATTTTGTATACCCCCCCTACCCAAATTCCCAAACGCTTGGGAATTCAGAAAGGAGTGATTTTTTTGGCGATTACGTCAGGGCATTCCCGAGAGGAGCGGATAAGGCGAGAGTATAACCGACTTAAGCGATTATTGAAGGAATTGACGAAAGATCAAATTTCCGCAGCGGATGGACTTCTCAAACGGATCTCTTTCATGACCGTGACGCTTGAGGACATGGAGGAGGACATAAATGCAAACGGGGAAATCGAACCTTTCACGCAAGGCGGAAGCACCTACGATCGTCAACGACCGGCAGTGAACATTTATAACACGACCATCAAGAATTACACAGTGGCATGCAAGCAGCTCATGGAAATGATTCCGGAAGGCACAAAGAAACCCGATGAATCCGACGATCCTTTTATGAGAATCATGGGGCGCAAGAAGAATGGCTAAGGTTAAAGTGCCGGAGGATATTCGAGCCTGGCATGAACTGGTTGATCGGGAACCGAATAATTTCGGCAAGGATATCCATGATCTGAAAAGCCTTATAGAAAGGCTGCTGCTCAGTAAAACGGTTTACTATGATCCTACTGATGTTGATGCGTTTATTGAATTTGCTGCTTTGTTTCAACACCGGGAAGGGCGCTGGTCGGGGCAGCCGGTTGAATTCACGATTGAACAAAAGTATTTTGCTGCTTGTGTTCTTGGATTCAAAATGTGGGACGATGAAATTGATATGGAGGTACGCTATTTCCGAGAAGCTGTTTTGTTCGTTGCTCGGAAATGGGGGAAGTCACTATTCATTTCTGTGCTTGCCCTTTACCTTCTTATGGCTGACGGAGAACCATCGGCGCAAGTGTGGTGCTTGGCTACACAAAAGTCCCAAGCGGGCATCGTATATGATAATGCGAAAAGCATGTTACGTCGGAGCGATGTTCTGACTCCTCCAGATCATCCGCGCAAGTACTGGAGAACGAAGCGAGACAAGGACAATGCCGAAATGATTCTATTCATGCCCACGGAAAGTTATATGAAAGCCGGGAGCAAGAATACAAACGCTCAGGACGGTTTAAATCCTCACGCCTTTGTCATTGACGAGATGCACGCTATTGAAAACCGTAACACCTATGATGTGTTTTCTTCGGCTGTCGGCGCTCGCGCTCAGCCGCTTGGAATTATTATCAGTACATTTGGCTTTGTGCGGGAAGGGATCTTTGATAGTGTTTTGGATCGATGCCAAAAAGTATTGGCGGGAACGAGTGATGAACGACTTTTTCCTATGATCTTCCGGATTGATGACGATGATGAACCAAGCGATCCGACTTGCTGGATTAAAGCAAACCCCGGTAATCGTGAGGGGCGTCCGACCATGAGCTATTTGAAAGGCGAATATCAAAAGGCTTTGGAAGACCCGGCGCAGATGCCGTCATTTCTGGCGAAACATTTGAATCGCGCAAGCGGCATGAGCGTGATTTATTTTGATTTGCTTGATGTAAACCGTTGTGCAGTGAATATGACGCTTGACATGATTCAGGACAAGTACGCTGTCGGCGGGGTAGATATGGCAGAAACAACGGACCTCTGTTGTGCTACGGCCATTATTCCTCTTGGCGGTCGCCTACATGTATTCCAGAAGTACTTTATCGCTCGGCAGCGCATTGAACATAACAGCAAGAATGACAAAATGGCTTACGAAAGTTTCTGTTCAACCAATGCTACCGATCCACTCAACAAAGAACTGCTTCACATTTGCGAGGGCAGCATGGTTAAAAAGGGTGATGTTACCCAATGGTATGTTGAACTGGCTGAAAAATACGGCGTAACGTTCTGGAAGATTGGATATGACAGGTGGCATGGTGGAGATTGGGTTGATGACATGGAGATCAATGGCTTTCCGAAGGAGGATAAGGATGGGCGGGGCGTAACTTTCCCGGTCGCCCAAGGAGCCAAATCCCTATCTGCTCCAATGAAGGAAACTAGATCCTTGTTCAAGGATGGTGTAATTGCTTATGACCGACACAACGGGTTATTCCGTTGGTGTGTTACCAATACCGCAGCACGTGTTGATGTAAATAGCAATATTCAGCCGGACAAGGCTAAGAGCAGGGGGCGCATCGATGGATACGTCTCTTTTTTGATTGCCTATGTTGCTTACAAACGTGAGGAAGATAAATTCCTGGAGTATCAGCCGTGAAGGAGGTGAGAAAAGGTTGGGATTTGGACAGTGGATTAGATCAATCGTTCGCAGCAATGACAATGTCGTGACCGCTTCAAAAGTGATTGATTTGTTGAATCGCGGAGCTCCATTGATTAGCTTTGGTAGGGATCTTTATAACATCCCAGAAATCCGTTCTGCAATCAACTTTGTTGCTGAGAAGGTAGGATGCATTCCGTTTTATCACGCGCGTGCTGATTTGAGAGGAAACAGCGAACTTCTGGACAGCAAAATTCAGTATGTGCTTACGGTACGAACGAATCCGTATCAGTCTCCCCAAGTGTTTTGGACATATGCCATCACGCGGTTATTTCTCTCCAATAACGTGTACATCTTGCCGGATTGGGACGAGGCCGGGCAGCTTCGCGCTATGTACGTGCTTCCGTTTAATTATCATGAATTCGGCTCGAAGGATGGGCTATTAACCATCAAGTTTCCGGCAGCGCCAGGTTATGAATTCTATTACGACGATATCGTTCATCTCCAGCGTTTCCCTACTCAATTAGGCGGGGCTAAGCAGCAGGCAACCGGCGGTTATGTACAGATCGTTACGGCCATGCAAAATCAAGCTGTAAACGATAGTGAAAACAGTCAGCGGATCGCTGCTTTGTTACAGGCAAAGACGAACCTCAAGGGAAGCGACATGAAGAAGAAGCTGGAGGAATTCAAAGAACTGTTCCTTACGGCGGAAAATACCACGGGATTCGGGATGATCGGTGCCGAGTACGAGGTTCACAATTTAGATATGAAGCTCAATCCACTAAACAAGGATGTGCTGGAGACAATTGTCGGGTATCTGTACTTCTATTTTGGCGGGTCCAAGGCGATTTTCACCAATACTGCGAGTGAATTGGAACACGAGCAGTTTATCGATAACACAATCAAACCGATTGCCTTTCAAATTGAAGAGGAGCTGACGTATAAGCTCTTTTCATTGGTGGAAATTGGACACAACAACAAGGTTCTGGCGGAGCTGATTGATTTGGAGATCAGCACATTAAGTGCTAAGACCACTTTTTACAAGGAAATGTTGTTCGGCTCTGTAATGACGCGTAACGAGATCCGGAAACGGATTGGATTACCGCGCGGACCTATTGAGCTTGACAACTACATGGAAAGTAAAAACTTTCAAACTTTGGAGCCAGGCAATTACACCGTGAAGGGGGGTGAAGAAGCTGGAACAGGAAACGAAAAAAAAGTCACCGCTGACGAATAAGCGAGGAACAAGATCCATTCGCTATGAAGATGATCGGGCCGGAATGAGGGCTGTTACGGATGCGACCGATGATAAGCCGGTCCGCAAATTGCGCGGGTATGCAATTCTTTTCGACGTACTTGGGAGGCCATGGCGCGGCAGTGATTGGCAAGAAAAGGTGAGCAAGTCGGCGCTTGATGGAGTTGACCTGTCCAATCTCGTGATGCTTTGGGACCACAATTCTGCTTGGGTGCTTGGGCGTGCGGGTGTGAATCTCCGAACTGAAATTGATGCTACCGGCTTGTTTGTGGAAGTGACGCTCGGTAACAACTGGTTCGATGATTATGTTTATGATCGGGTTGAGCGCGGCATTGTTGACGGAATGAGCTTCTATTTTGATAAGGATGCTGATATCGCCACAGATTGGACGAATCGAATTGATGTTATCACTAAAATCAATGAAATCTATGAGGTTAGTTCTTTGGCATTCCCGGCGTATGGCGAAACCATCATCATCCCTGCGGAGAAAGAACAACAGGAGCCAGAGGATAACGACCTTGTTAATGCTTTATCCGTCTTAATTGATCAACTATAAAATTCTAGGAGGACAAATCAATGACGAAAAAGGAAATTGCAGAACTGCGCCGGAGAAAAGGCGAGCTTCGTTCACAGCGCAAGGAGCTCCGCGAAAAAGTGAAAAACCATCGTGGAGCATCCGCAGAGGAGCTTACCGAAACAGCGAATCAATTGCGGCAAATTTCAGAGGAGATCGACGAAATTGACGACAAGTTGGCCGATGCTCCTGAAGACAACCAACGGGGAATCTTGAGCTCCCGTGGTCAAGATATTACCGAAGAGAACTACCGTAGTTCCGCAAAATATCGGGATGCCTTTTTCCGTAGCTTTATCAATCGAACGATCGCTCCCGAGGATGCCGACATTCTTTCGATGGGTAAACGGGCCATTACGGATATGAACGGCGGAAGTGTGAAAGCCGGGGCTGAATATCTTGTGCCTCAGACAACCATTGACGTGATCAAATCCGTCATTACGAAATACGGGCAAGTCTATGCAGCTATTACGAAGTATGGCTTTGAAGGCAACGTATCGATTCCTATCGGTACCGCCGGAGCACCGACAACAAATGCTGATGGCGTGACGGAGTTGAACTTCACGTTTACTGAAGTGAATATTCAGCAAGAAGCCGTTGTTGCAACCATTAAAATTAAAAACCT